CATCAGTTGAGATGTGATGGAACTTTTCTATCTCTGCTTTGAGACTGGCATTCAATAGATTGATAGTGCCAATCACATTTGATTCTAAGAACGGTCTATAGTTTTTGATAGACCTATCAACATGACTCTCAGCAGCAAAGTGAAATACTTTTCTTGGTTTATATTTTTCAAAAATGTAATTTACATTTCTCTCATTAGATATGTCACACCACTCAAAAATAAATTGATCGGTGTCAGGAATAAATTTTTGATCGGCAGCATATGATAGATTGTCGATGACGACCACAGGTTCTATCAGGTCGGTATCATTTGAAATGTAGTGAAGGAAATTGCTACCAATAAAACCTGCACCACCAGTTACTAAGTACATAGTTCTATGTATTTGTCGATGTATGCCTTGACTTTTTTTAGATCTTCAAGTTTGTCACCTTTGTGACCTGCACGACAAATATATTTTACTATATTACCAGAGAAAAAATCTAATTTTTGATCTGCAATAAAATCCCAGACCTGTATATTGCCACGTTGATAGTGAGCAGGGTCTTCTGGTGTAAACATTAGTAGTGCCCCCATGCATGATGTCCTACTCTATTATAATCATCTTCCAATCTTACAATATCATCCTCAACACACTTACCTCTTTGCACCTCAATAATTGTGATTCCTCTATCACCACCAGTGATACGATGTCTTTGTTCTATTGGTATAAAGAATGTGTCACCAACCTTGCACTCAGTTTCAAGAGTTCCCTGTTGTATAAGACCACTACCTTTTACAATCACCCAGTCTTCAGTTCTATATCTATGAAACTGCAATGAGATTCTCATGTTAGGTTCTACGTATAGTTCCTTGACACAATAATCTTCACCTCTATGTAAAACCTTGAACCATCCCCAAGGTCTTCTTTCCGTCTCAATCATTTCACTATAAATTTAGCATCATTATCAAATATATCTAGTCCTTTATCAGTTAGCACATGATTGTACATCTTCTCAAATACAGCAGGTGGCATTGTAACAATATCAGCACCATTTGCAAATGATTGAGATACACTATTCACATATCGAATTGATGCAGATAATATTCTTGTTCTATGTATTGCTTGAACTCTATACACTTCATCAATATCTTTTATTAGATTCAAACCTGCAATAGAATTGTCATCCAATCTACCTACAAATGGTGATACGTATGCTGCACCTGCTTTTGCTGATAGTATTGCCTGTGCTACATCAAAGATAAGAGTTACATTGACTCTGATTAAGTTCTTACAAGATAACTCTGAACAGGCAAGTAATCCATCACGAGTGCATGGAACTTTGATTGTTGCTGAATTTGGAAATTTTGTGGCAAGTCTGATCCCTTCTTCAATCATTGTGCTGGAATCACCCATAACCTCCATGCTGATATCTCTCAATCCAATGTCTTGAAGCTCTTGATATACATCCTCTGGATTTCTACCACTCTTTCTAATAAGAGAAGGATTAGTTGTGACACCATCAATCAATCCTGTGGCAAAGTGCTTTCTAATTATATCTGTGTCTGCAGTATCAAGAAAGATACGCATGTTACCTGATGACATCATTCTGGAAATTCAAAGTAGTTCAAGTTTAGCACACACCTTACCTTTGTGTCAAGTTGAGACACACCTCTATGTTTAATATCTGATGAAAACTTTACAAATCTATTTGCAACACTTTTTACTTTATCACCTGTCGCAAACTCAGTATATCCATCGTTACCATTTACATAGTATATACCAGTAGTCATGAACGGAACAGGTTTGCCATCCATTTGCACATCATAATGAAACTGACTATGTGTTCTTTGAGGTTTGACAGGTTCTAGGTTTGCCTTGATTCTATGTAACGAGATGAACCTTATCTTATTCAAAAGTGGTATAAGAACATCAATCTGTTTTGATGTGACATGTCGTGCCTGACCAGTCAAAGAGTGAAATGTATAGAAGAGGTGAGTGAACTGATAATTATTTAAATCATTATTTTTTTCACTAGAAACCTTTCTATCATTGAATTTCCACTCACATAAACCATCTTTCAATAAGAAATCAGATATCTTCTGATGCTGCAATGGACTTAGAAAGTTGTCAATAACTTGTATCATTGGGTACAAAAACTCAATCACTAAATAGGCTAGCATACTATAGGATAAAATCCATGAAGAGACTATTATTTGTCTTTACATTATTATCTATAGCAGTCCCTGCAAGAGCAGATATAACGCACAGTTTATCAAGTAGTGTTCAGCTTCAAGTGAATGCTGCAGCAACGCAGGTTGAGAGAATTGGATCGTCGTTCTCGATTACGGGTAACGGTGTGGATACGACTGATGGTACAACAGCTAATACAGTCAGTGTTGGTACTATAACTTCAGGTGTTTATGCTCCTGGTACTATAGCAGCGACTCAGGATGTACCTGGTGCAGCGTTCAGCTTCACTCAGTCATACACCCAAGCCGACGCTGTTCCTACATCAGCTCCAACAGTGGGTGCTGTAGGTAATTTCAGTAATCAGACTTCAACTGCTGCTGGTACAAAAGACACACTCGCTGGAACTATAACCAGTGCAGGTGTTATGACACTAACAGCTGGTGGTGCAGGTACTGTGGCTACAGGTCAGCATGTGACTTCACTTACAATCAAATAGAGAGTTATGGTAAGAAAACTACCCTTCTTACTATTACTCTTCTTTGCATCACCTGCTGGTGCAGTCCCCGTGGTGCCTAATTTCACACAAGGCTCGATGACTTCTACGACAGAAACGACTTCGACGGTCACGGAGACAATTAATTCGATGGACTACTCGACTGGCTGGACTTATTCAGTTAGTGGGACAAATGTTCAACACGACGGTACGAGCATGACACCAGACGTGGGTTCTGCTCAAACAAATACATTGAATGGAGTAACTTCATCATGGACAGGACTAGACGTAAACAACAAACCGAATTGGACTGTGACATCACAGGGACAACCCTTCCAATTCACAGAACATTACGTAGCTCCAGGTCTTCAGACTCAGACCATAATAAATCGCACCCAAACCATACAATCCGTCACCACATCAACAAGTATCTTCTCGCAATAGCAGTAGGTTTTGGTAACATAACTCCCGTTATGGCAACAGATGTAGGTGGTGTATCGGCAACAGCAAACCCTGTCGCCAACTCGTCTGGCTCAGTCACCAACCAGGCAATACAAGTTTTACAAGGTCCTTATATTACTAACACCTACGGAGGTGGTGTACAATGTCAAGGTCCTACCGCCAATTTTACGCCCTATGTCACCAGAACAGGAACTTGGTCAGATCCTTATGAACCATGGTTCAATGACCCTGTATATAATAATGCTGATAATAATGATGACGGTATCCCTGACTCTCCTGGTGAGATCCTTTATTATATCCCTACTCGCACAGGGCAGAAGGCAACGCAAAATATAAACCTAGGATTCTCTGCAACACTATCGTTCCCCCTAGATAAAAAATTACAAGAGCAGTGTAAAGAAGCAGCAGCAGCAAATATAGCAGCAGTACAGCAGTCAACTGCTAATAAACGCCTTGACTTTGAGATAGCCAGATTAAAAAATTGTGGAGAGCTAATGAAAGCTGGAATTATGTTCCATCCAAAATCACCTTACTATGCAGTATGTGCTGACGTAGTATTAGTAAATCCACCTGGCGTGGTGGGACAGCATGTACATGAAATACCTGAACCAACAGGAGATGCGAGCACTCTAAAAGAAATCAGTATCGGAAATGCAAATTAAATTCAGAAAACAATTTGGCAAGGGCACAGATCCATGGTATGCCAAAGCAGAGAGATATGTATATAAAAAATTCAAGAACCCCTACCTACAGCATCTTGCCATAGGTTTTATAGTATGGTTGAAGCAGAAATGGATTGATATAAAGATTGAAAATACAATGACAGATGTCGATAGACAAATCAAAGAAATCAAAGAGGAGTGGGATGAAGAGGATAGAAAACAGTTTGCTCCTGAGTATACAGAAACACCCTCAGAAGTAGAAGGTCTAAATGATATGTCTATTTCTTTTTCAACTTCAAAGGAGGAAGACCCTTCTTAGCACGATAAGCATTAGCCTGTATCTCAGACTTAGATAACTCACGATGACTACCTAGTTTTTTCTGGACAGTGGTCGTGAGTTTTTTTATGGCAGGTTTTATAAGACGTAATAAGAGTGGTGTGGCTGCTGCAGATGCTGTTGCCACGATTGCTATCGCTGCTGTCGTGCTGACTTGATTTGTACTTGGTAAAAATTTCTCTGCTACTGTAGTATCTTCATACAATACTACACAGGTAGTACCCTGTAGTTCATGTCCTACTACCTTCTCTTCTCCATTGGCTGTCAAGTCTCCTACCCGTGGTTGATTTGGTGCAGGGCACTCTGTCTCAGTGTTAGGTATCTCTGGTGCCTTTACCTCTGGTGTGCCTGGTGGATCTGGTGGTGGTTCCACAGGAGGTGGTGGCACCTCTTGAATTATGGTAAGTTGTTCTGGTGTGTAGTCCATCGCATTGAACGATGGTGTGCCAGCGTCGCAAAAGGTGACAGTATCATCGTCCTTCGCTAGTTGTTTATTCTTAGTACCACCTGCCTCAGTCTTATTAAGTTCGTGTGCCTCAACACAACCAGGTATATCTACAATCGGTTTTCCAATCTCAACAGTTACTGGAACATATACATGTGGAGGTCTTACATGAAAATTCTCAATAAAAATATTGGGGATTTTGAATGACTCCACCCCCACATCAGGTATAACTATTGGATCATATTCCACGTATATCTCTTAG